TAGGGGGGCTGTTGCCAGCCCCCCAAGGTTGTTATTTAAGCACCGAAAGCGCTTTTTTGACCGCATCGACCATATCGTTAATGTCGAAGTTTGCCTCTTCAGCGTTCTGGCAAACCTTAAGAACATCGTTCAGGTTGTCCCTGATGCGTTGTTCTGGTGTCCGAACACGGCTTGGCGTGCCACCTTCTTCAACAATGCGAACTCTCTTTTCAAGAGCGCGCTTGAAATCGTTGCGTCTAGCGCCGATTTGCTGTTGCCAGTAGCGCTTGTTCGCTTTCTGGGTTTCAGACAATCCCTTGGTAGGAGTGTCCAGCAAGTTCTGAGCAGTCTGGTTAAAACCAAGCACGATAGCGCGATTGATTTCTTCAAACTTCTCAGGCGAAGCGGTAGAGCCGCCACCAGCCGTTTTAGGACTGATGAAATCAGTAAAGGTTAAACCTTCAGAAACCATAGCGTCAATGGCTGTTGCCATTGCACGCTCGGCTTTGCCGGTTGCAGAAACTGCCGAAGCAATGCGGTCAGCCAAAGCGGCTGAGAGGTAATTAAACTTTTGCATATCAAAATCTCCATGTAGCAAAAGGTTGATACAACAGCACCGCGCTGTTGATGATTGTAGTAGAACAGATTTTGATGTGTTTTTGTAGGGATATTTTAACAATCGTGAAGTTTTATTATGTCTAATTACTTTTGTTAGTGACGCACTAACAAATCGCTATACGCTAACCCTACCGCCCCCCGACCACCCCGCTGTTGACTTGTGACTCTGTATATCTTCTGTATTACTAATTTCCACGAACAATCCGTAAAATTTTGAGTTCGGACCCCCCACCCCCTCATATATAGGAACACCCCCCGGTAGGAGTCCCAACCTCCTTGCACGAAAAAATATTATACTGTATAAAACATAACTATCGGTTAACAACCTGCGTAGAGACATGACTTTAGTGATCGAACCCGAAATAGGTGTGCCCTTCACACCGGATGTGCCGTACCTTGACTTGCGCACTCGTGCTGAGGCTGCGTGTAATACTGTATCGGAGCTTATAAAGCATGGACTTGAGGTCGATCCGAACAAAGAAGACCAAGATACAGCGGCTGCATTGAGCATGGCCTACGCCGATAACCCCGAGAAGACTTCTAAAAAGGTAAATAACAAGCGTGCAGCCACGCTAACCCCAGCATCTCTGGTGCTGACTAACAGTATTTTACAGGAATTTGGGCACTCGGTAGCAGAATCGGCACTGCAGATACGCCATATGGTGACAAATAAACTCATTCTGGAGACAGATAACCCTGATCCACGGGTTAGAGTGCGAGCGTTGGAGCTTTTAGGTAAGATTTCAGACGTTGGGTTGTTCGCAGAGAAGTCTGAAGTGACAATTACGCACCAGACTACGGATGAACTGCGCGAAAAACTGCGTATGAAGCTGGCAAAACTTATAAATCCCGAAGAAGAAGTAGAAGATGCCGTTGTAATTGACGGTGAAGCGCTAGATGTGGACGCAGAACTCGGCATAAAGGAGTCTGACGGTGAGTAAACCGGAGCTAGACTTTACTGAAGAAGAAATCGAACAAATGCTCGCCAACCTCGATTCTTTTTCGCCCGAGGAAGTGGCCGAGATCGACCGGATGGTCGGGGAATTATCCACCAGAAATGCGAATAAGAAGGCATATGATGACCTCATTGCGTTCTGCAAGCACATGCAGCCCGACTATATTGTTGGAAAGCACCACCGGATGCTTGCAAATATGCTCATGTCCATCGAAAAGGGCGACAAAGACCGTATTTGTGTCAACATTCCACCACGACACGGTAAATCTCAGCTTGTTTCTATCATGTTTCCAGCGTGGTTTCTAGGCAGAAACCCGAACAAGAAGGTTATGATGGTCTCGCACACTACTGACCTTGCAGTAGACTTTGGTAGAAAAGTGCGTAATATGATAGCATCTGATAGTTACAAGGATATTTTTCCAACGGTTAGTCTGGCACAGGATAGCAAGTCAGCAGGGAGGTGGAACACAAATGTCGGTGGCGAATATTATGCGTGTGGTATTGGTTCCGCTCTTGCTGGTCGCGGTGCTGACCTCCTGCTCGTTGACGATCCCCATTCAGAACAAGATGTCATTAACGGAAATTTTGAAGTCTTTGAAAAAGCCTACGAGTGGTTCACATTCGGAGCGCGTACACGACTAATGCCGGGGGGTCGCGTAGCAATTATTCAGACACGCTGGCATATGGATGACCTGACTGGGCGTGTTGTGCGGGATATGTCACAGAACGAGCGTAGCGACCAGTATGAAGTTGTTGAGTTTCCTGCCATACTAGATGTAGATGACAAAAAGACTGGTAAACCAGTGCAGAAGCCGCTTTGGCCTGAGTTCTTTGATCTAGATGCGCTAATGCGTACCAAGGCGTCAATGCCTGCGTTTCAGTGGAACGCTCAGTATCAACAACAGCCCACAGCAGAAGAAGCCGCACTCATCAAACGAGAGTGGTGGGGTGAGTGGAAAGCAGAAGCACCGCCGGTTTGCGAGTACATAATCATGTCATTGGACGCGGCGGCAGAGACACATAACCGTGCCGATTTTACCGCACTTACGACTTGGGGTGTGTTCTTCCATGACGAGGAGGACGCCTACCACATTATACTACTAAACAGCATAAAACAGCGTTTAGAGTTTCCAGAACTTAAAAATCTTGCTATGGAAGAGTATGCGGAGTGGGAACCCGATGCGTTCATTGTGGAGAAAAAGTCGGCAGGTACGGCTCTCTACCAAGAAATGAGGCGCATGGGGTTGCCTGTTCAGGAGTTTACACCGCACAGAGGGTCAGGAGATAAACTGGCACGCCTTAACTCTGTTGCGGACATAGTGGCATCGGGCATGGTCTGGATGCCACAGACGCGTTGGGCAGAGGAAGTTATAGAAGAGATTGCCGGATTTCCATTTATGAGTCATGATGACTTGGTAGACTCTACGGTTATGGCGCTTATGAGATTCAGGCAAGGTGGGTTTATTCGCCTGCCTACTGATGAACCCGAAGAGCAGCGGTACTTTAGGCAGCGCCGTGGCGGATATTACTGAGAGGTAGAGATATGGCGGTAGAAAAAGGACTGTATGCTACTCCGAAAGGATTAGAAGAAGAGATCGAACTCGAAGAAGGCGAAATGCCTGAAGCCGATCTTGAGATTGAAGTAGTTAATCCAGATATGGTTACTCTGGACGATGGGAGTATGGAGATCACCCTGATTCCAGACGCTGACGAGTCTGATCTGATGTCCTTTGACGCCAATCTGGCGGACGCTCTTGAAGAAGGCCAGCTAAGTTATCTCTCCGAAGAACTTATTGGGCTGATTGACGCTGATACAGACAGCCGTAAGGAATGGGCAGATACCTTTGTTAAGGGTCTGGACGTGCTTGGCTTCAAGTATGAAGAGCGTACAGAGCCGTGGGAAGGCGCCTGTGGGGTATACTCTACCGTCCTCGCTGAAGCCGCTATACGGTTCCAAGCTGAAACAATGTCCGAGACATTTCCTGCCGCTGGCCCTGTAAAAGTCAAGATTCTTGGTAGTGAGACCAAGGAGAAGACTGAGGCTGCGCAGCGTGTCAAGGCTGACATGAACTATCAGCTTACTGAGAACATGGTTGAGTACCGCCCAGAGCACGAGCGCCTGCTCTATAGCTTGGGTCTGGCTGGGTCAGCCTTTAAGAAAGTTTATTTTGATCCTAATCTGGGGCGGCAGGTTGCTCTGTTTATCCCCGCAGAAGACGTGATTGTTCCTTACGGTGCGTCACATATCGAGACTGCTGAGCGCGTAACGCATGTTATGCGTAAAACAAAGAATGAACTACGCAAGCTACAGGTTGCTGGGTTCTATAGAGATGTAGAACTTGGAGAGCCTGAGCCGTATCACTCCGACATTGAGAAACGTAAGGCGGAAGAAGGCGGTTACTCCTTGACCGATGACGACCGTTTTGCGGTGTACGAAGTGCACGCAGACCTAGTTATTGAAGGTATTGATGAATCAGACGATGAAATTGCAAAACCTTATGTAGTGACTATTGAGCGTGGGACCGGAGAGGTTTTGGGCATCCGCCGAAACTGGAACCCTGACGATCCCCTGATGCTGAAGCGTCAGCACTTCGTACACTATCCATATGTACCGGGATTCGGGTTTTACGGGCTTGGCCTCATACACATCATTGGTGGGTATGCACGGGCAGGCACGGCCTTGATACGTCAGCTTGTAGATGCTGGGACACTTGCCAACCTCCCGGGCGGTCTGAAGTCCAGAGGACTCCGTATCAAGGGCGATGATACGCCCATTGAACCGGGCGAATGGAAAGACGTTGATGTACCTAGCGGGTCTATCCGTGACAACATCATGCCTCTTCCATACAAGGAACCGTCACAGACCCTGCTACAACTTCTAAACCAGATTACACAGGAAGGGCGTAGATTAGGCGCTATTTCAGATATGAACATATCTGATATGTCCGCTAACGCTCCTGTGGGCACTACACTGGCGTTGCTGGAGCGCACGCTGAAGCCTATGGCTGCAGTGCAGGCACGCGTCCACTATGCTATGAAACAGGAATTTAAGATGCTCAAAGCCATTATGGCTGAGTATGCTCCTGTAGAATATGATTACGAACCTTCCCGAGGGGAAGTAAGCGCACGTCAGGCCGACTATATGATGGTAGACGTGATTCCCGTTAGTGATCCTAACAGCTCTACAATGGCACAGCGTGTCGTTCAATATCAGGCAGTGCTGCAGATGGCACAGTCTGCGCCTCAGATTTATGATCTACCACAACTGCATAGACAGATGATCGAAGTTCTTGGAGTCAAGAACGCAGATAAACTTGTTCCTACAAAGGACGATGCAAAGCCAACCGATCCGGTAAGCGAAAACATGGATGCACTGGTTGGCAAACCAATCAGGGCGTTTATCTACCAAGATCACGATGCTCACATCGCTACGCATATGTCGTTTATGAAAGACCCAATGATCGCTCAGATGATTGGTCAGAACCCACAGGCACAGCAGATTATGGCCTCACTACAGGCGCATATCGCTGAACACCTCGCGTTTAATTATCGTAAGCAAATCGAAGAACGCCTTGGCGTTGAGCTTCCTCCTCCAAATGAAGAGTTGCCTGAAGATATTGAAGTCAATCTGTCTCGTCTTGTTGCTGATGCTGGTAAACAGCTTGCTCAAGCACATCAACAACAAGCAGCGCAACAAGCAGCGCAACAGCAAGCTCAAGACCCTGTATTCCAGCTACAGCAGATGGAAGCGCAGACTAAGATGGCTGAAGTGCAGCGCAAAGCCGCAAAAGATCAGATGGACGCAAATATTGCCGCGCAAGAACTTGAGCGCAAGAAGGCTAAAGATGCGATTGATGCTGGCCTAGAGGCTGAAAAGATTAAGATCGACAATAACGAACTTAAGATTGAAGCGAATAAAGCTGGGGTCAAACTAGCACAAGAAAAGCGAGATTCTAAAGCAAAGCTTGATTTAGAAATCTTGAAAATGATGGAGAACAGTAGGAACAAATAATGGCTAAAACCGTCTTTGACGTGCTTAAAGATAAAATCATCGAAGATAAATCTTCAGCACTAGAGTTTCTTGGCTCGGGTGGAGCAAAAGACTACGCCCAGTACAAGGAAGTAACAGGCTTAATTCGAGGTCTCGAAGCCTGCCAAAATTACATAGAAGACCTTGCGAAAAACTATATGGAGTCAGATGATGACTGAAGCAGCTCAGAAGATTACTGATGCAGATTGGGAAGCTCAACTTCCTAAACCCGTTGGATACCGTATCCTTATCGCCCTTCCTGATGTCAATGATTACTACGAAGGTAGTACTCTTCTAAAGACTGACAGCGAAAAACATAAAGAATACATTATGTCGATTATGGGCGTAGTTATTGATATGGGTGCTGATGCGTACAGTGACAAAGAACGTTTTCCTGAAGGCCCGTGGTGCCAAGCAGGTGATTATGTTATGTTCCGTATGAATACGGGCACTCGCTTTAAGGTTAATGGTAAAGAGTTCCGTTTGATGAACGATGACTCTATCGAGGCAGTTATTCCTGATCCTCGTGGTATTATGACTGTATAGGGAGTGTAAGATGCCGTTTCAAAAAGTTGAATTTGAGTTTCCCGATGACCAAGAAGAAGCAAAAAAGCCTGAAATCGAAGTGGAACCCTCTGGTGAGGTTGAAGTCGATGTGGGCGGAAAGAAAGCTAAAGCTGATGCAGCTAAGAGTGAGCCTGTATCTAATGATGACGGATTTGAGATTGAAGTGGTTGACGATACGCCAAAAGCTGATCGCGGGCGTAAACCATCTGAACCTCCAGCTGATGTCACTGATGAAGAGCTTGAAGACTACTCTGAAAAAGTCCGTAAGCGGATTCAGCACTTTAGTAAAGGCTATCATGATGAACGCCGTGCAAAAGAGCAAGCGCTTCGTGAACGTCAAGAACTGGAGCGTGTCACTCAGCAGCTTATGGAAGAGAATAAGCAGCTAAAAGGCACTGTTGGTAAAAACCAATCAGCTCTGCTTGAACAAGCTAAACGCAGTGTTACAGCTGAAATGGAAGCCGCTAAACGAGCGTATAAAGAAGCGTATGAATCTGGTGATTCAGATGCTGTCCTTACTGCGCAAGAAAACTTAACGGCTGCTAAGATTCGTTCTGATAGACTAACGAATTTCAAGTTACCTTCTTTACAGGAAGAAGAAACACCTGTACAACAGGAAGTAGAATCCGCCCCAACGGCACCTGTCGTTGATCCTAGAGCCACCGAATGGGCTGAAGAAAACCCTTGGTTCGGGACCGATGACGAGATGACAAGCTTTGCTCTGGGGCTGCATAATAAGCTTGTCAAAGAGGGTGTAAAAACCCAAAGTGATGAATACTACGAGAGAATTAACACTCGTATGCGTCAGGTATTCCCCGATAATTTCGAGGATACCGATCAACAACTGGAAGAGGTGCAACAACCTCAGCGAACAACGAATGTGGTTGCCCCCGCTACGCGGAGCACAGCGCCTAAAAAGATTAGGCTAACGCAAACACAAGTCGCTATCGCTAAGAGGCTTGGACTAACGCCAGAACAATACGCCAAACAGGTTGCAATAGATATGAGGAAAGCAAATGGCTGAGAATCGTCTGAATCGAGAGCTTGAAACTCGTGAAAAAACGACCCAAAAGAGGGCTTGGCAGCGTCCAGAGGTGCTACCGTCACCTAATCCCGAGCCGGGTTATGAATTTCGCTGGATTCGCGTTAGTTCGGCAGGCAATGTTGATGCCACTAATGTTTCCTCAAAACTTCGTGAAGGTTGGGAGCCTGTAAAGGCAACGGATCATCCAGAGATTACGCTTGTTACTATCGAAAATGATAGGTTCAAGGATAACGTGGTCATTGGCGGTTTGATGCTTTGTAAAGCTCCAGCGGAACTAGTCGAAGAGCGTAATGATTACTATCAACAGCAAACGCGCTCCCAGATGCAGTCCGTTGACAACAACCTTATGAGAGAGAATGACCCTCGTATGCCCTTGTTTAACGACAGGAAAACGAAGGTTACCTTTGGTAACGGAACCTAAATTAGGAGCTTAAAATGGCTTATCCTTCTGTTAGTGGCCCTTATGGGCTTGTTCCGGTAAAATTGTTGAGCGGTGTTCCTTTTGTTGGCGTTACGCGCCATTACAAGATCGCAAGTGGTTATGCCACCACGATCTTCAACGGGGACGCAGTTAAACTTGTTACCGGAGGCACTGTTGAACGTGATACGTTCGATGCTGCCATGACACCTATTGGTGTTTTCTTGGGCTGTTCTTACACAGACCCTAGCCTTGGCTATAAACTTTTTAGCCAGTCATATCCGGCAAGCACTGTTGCTTCTGACATTGAAGCTTATGTACTTGACGCTACAGACGCTTTGTTCAAGGTAGCTGTAGTATCTTCTGGAACGACTATTGGCGACCTTGCTCAAACCGACATCGGTGCAAACGTTGCTGGTGTAGACAACACAGGTGATTCTGTATCGGGTAACTCACGTTGCGCGATTTCCGACACCTCTGCTACTACCAACACACTTCCGTTCCGTATCGTTGGTTTGGTTGAAGAAACCAAAAACACGTCCGGTGGTTATACTGAAGCCTACGTTAAGTGGAACGCAGGTCATCAGTTCGACAACACTACAGGCGTATAAGGAGAGTTAGTTATGGCTATTTCACGCGCACAACTACTTAAAGAACTCCTTCCCGGCCTGAACGCGCTGTTTGGACTGGAGTATGCTAAGTACGGCGAAGAGCACGCCGAAATCTTTGAAACTGAGTCTTCGGATCGCTCATTCGAGGAAGAAACCAAATTATCGGGCTTCTCAGCAGCACCTGTTAAAAACGAAGGTGCAGCTATTGAGTACGATAGTGCCCAAGAAACTTGGACTGCTCGTTATACACACGAGACCATTGCTATGGGTTTCAGCATCACAGAAGAAGCAATCGAGGACAACCTCTACGATTCTCTGTCTGCTCGTTACACCAAAGCTCTGGCCCGTGCTATGGCGTACACCAAGCAGGTTAAAGCTGCAGCTGTTCTGAACAACGCGTTCAGCGGCTCTGGCGTAACCTATGGTGACGGTAAAGTACTTTGTGCTACCGACCACCCACTGGTGTCTGGCGGAACCAACTCAAACACTCCAGCTGTTGCTGCTGACCTTAACGAGACTTCTCTCGAAGCCGCCGTTATTCAGATTGCAGGTTGGACTGATGAGCGTGGTCTGCTGATTGCAGCCAAACCTCGTAAGCTGGTCATTCCACCGAATCTGCAGTTTGTTGCAACTCGCTTGCTCGAAACTGAAGGTCGCGTAGGAACTGCGGATAACGACATCAACGCTATTCGCAACAACGGTTCGATCCCAGAAGGTTACGCAGTTAACCATTATCTGACCGATACCGATGCTTGGTTCCTGATGACCGATGTGCCTAACGGCCTCAAGCACTTTGTCCGTACCCCAATGAGCACCTCTATGGATGCTGATTTCGATACTGGCAACAGCCGCTATAAGGCTCGTGAGCGTTATTCTTTCGGGGTCTCTGATCCTCTTGGAATCTTCGGTTCACCCGGTGCATAACCATGGAAGGGGGCACAATGTTGCCCCCTTTCTTTTTATATGTTATGAATAAGTAATCCCTGACAGTTGCATTGGGCAGCTGACACTAGCCAAGACAGGAGATTCGCATGGCTACTACAACTTTCTCTGGTCCTATTAAGGCCGGAACGATTAAAGATACGACAGGTACTACTGTTGGCACTGATAAGGCCAATGTTGGTTTTGTACTGATGGCACAGAGTGCAAATGTAACTTTTGCTGCTGATGGTACTGAAACTGTTGTTGCTACACTCCCAGCAAACAGCCAAATTTTCCAAATCACTGTAGATGTGACGACTGCATTTGATGCAGGCACAACTAATACTTTTGATATTGGTGATGGCTCAACCGCTGACCAGTATGCAGACGCATTGGCTGTTGGCGCTCAAGCGCGTGTACTTGCTACATCTGACGTATCTCAGATTGGTAACCTGATTGATATTGGTACTACTGACGTAGATGTTACTGTGACATACAACCAGACAGGGACTGCCGCTACTGCAGGTGCCGCTACTGTAACGGTGCTGTATTTGCAGAACCGCAACCTCTCGTAAGGAGGTGAGTCATGCCTAGATCAGATGTTCAATCCAAACGGGTTACAGGCACAGGCTCTCTAGGTGTTGGGCCTGCACGAGTTCGTCAAGTGCAGGTTCTTACTACTACGGGTTCCCCTCGTCTTACTATCACTGATGGTAATGGGGGGTCTACTGTACTAGACCTAGACTTTGTAGCTTCTGATTCTCACTCCGTTAACATTCCAGATGATGGAATTAGGTGTGAGACAGATGTGTATATTAGCGCGTTTACTAACATCACTGCCATGACAGTGTTTTATGGGTAGCTGTTATGCGAACTTACTACAAAAAAGGTGGGTCTGTTAAGTCACCAGCTTGGACACGCAAGGAAGGTAAAGACCCTGAAGGGGGTCTAAACAAGAAAGGCGTTGCCAGCTATAGACGGCAGAACCCCGGTAGTAAGCTGCAAACGGCTGTTACAACTAAGCCCAGCAAACTTAAAAAGGGATCAAAAGACGCTAAACGGCGTAAATCTTTCTGTTCCCGTATGAAGGGCATGAAGAAGAAACTGACTAGCTCGAAGACGGCTAACGATCCAAACAGCCGTATCAACAAGAGCTTAAGGAAGTGGAACTGCTAATGCCTGCTAAGTCTGCAAAACAACAACGCTTCATGGCTGCAGTAGCAAACAACCCTAAATTTGCTAAGCAAGTTGGGGTTCCTCAAAACGTTGGAGAAGAGTTTATGAAAAAGAAGTACGCAGGGGGCGGTATGCCCATGGTTCGTGGCAAAGATGGAAAGATGATTCCTGAGTTTGCTGCTGATGGTAGAGGTAAGATGATGGGCGGCGGCATGGTTAAAAAATACCAAGCTGGCGATATGGTTATGGCTGAAGGTATGATGATGGAAGAAGACATGCCGCGCCGCAAAAAGAAGAAAAGCCCAGAGGTATGGCT